ATGAAGCGAAAAGGCGAAAAGCCGAGCTTGCAACAGCTCAATTGGCTCGACAATCTTAATCTTCTCGGTAACCGTGCTGTTTGGTGTCAGGGCTGGGAAGAAGCAGCAAAAGAAATCGAAGGATATTTGAGGGGTGAATAATTATGCCGAGAGAATATTCGCAAGCGCTTGCCGACTATGCTATTTCGAGAGAGCGTTATCTTGAACTGAAACACAAGTGCTATCAATACCCAGAATGGATACGAGAACGCAACGATAGCTATGAGCTCTCGGCAGGCAGCTTTGACGGAATGCCGAGAGGCAGTTCAAACGCATCGTCAGCTGTTGAACGGAAGGCGGATAGAGCCATGAAGTCCGCCGAACTTGTTGAACTTGTAGAGCGTTGCTTACACGATGCCGCCGGTGGAGATATGAACGTTATCCCTGAGCTCAGAAAGAATATCTGCTATGGTGTGCCGTATATCGCGCTCTCTATTCCGTGTGATAAAAATAAATTCACGAAATATCGCCACAATTTTTATTACATTCTTGATAAAAAAGTCTAACTTGTGGAAATGCGGAACAAGAAAACTGCTAAGATAAATATAAAGAAAATAAACAAAAGCCGTGTTGAGCCGAATTGCACCCGCTCGATGCGGCTTTTTCATGGGTGAGAACATGAAAACACTTGCCGAGCTTGCTGAAGAATATAAATCGCAAGCGGATCGCATTAAGTCTCAGATCGAAGCTATACCGGAACACACAGATGATTATAATCTCAAGCATAAGCGTGCTGTGCTCTGGGATATGTGGAGTGAGGCTATGGAGAATTATTGCAAGCTAAAGAACTACTACGTCAAATGACGCAGAAAGAATTTTACAAATCAATGCCGTGGCGGAGAGCTCGTCAAGCATTTATTAGCTCTCGGATACTGATCGACGGAGGTATGTGTCAGGTCTGTGGCGAACGTCCCGGGAAGATTGTCCACCATACTGTATGGCTTAACGACGTTAACTGCAACGATCCGGATATAGCGCTCAATCCTGAGCTTCTCCGGTATGAGTGTCAGCTCTGTCATAATAAGGAAGTCGATCCGAAAAAAATCAATAATGACACAGGCCGAGCTTGTTACTTGCCTGATGGAACAGTCGTTAAGCGAGGAAATTATTAAACCTCCCCCCTAAAAGTAAAATTACAGCAAGGCGATTTGACCGAGCGCCCCTCTTTAATTTTACCCTGCAGGTCGCGCATGCGTGGTGTAGAGGGGGTGTGGTGGTGTAGATATGAGGTGAGAAATTGAGTAAAAAGGAAACAGAAGAAACGAAGTCAGAGAAAATTCAAAAAGTAGCAAAAAAAATCAAGAGAATTTTTAAGGACCTCGACGAAAACAAGAAAAAGCTTGTAGATCCGCTCGTAGAAAAAGCCGCGTTTATGTCAGTAACACTTGACGAGCTTCAAGAGACAATCAACGACGAAGGCTGTGTTTCCGAGTATAAAAACGGTGAAAACCAATTCGGCACAAAGAAAAGTCCCGAGGTTGAAATCTATCTCAACATGTCGAAAAATTACGCCGCAATTATTAAGCAGCTCACCGATCTCGTTCCGGCAGCGAAACGCAAAAACTCAAAGCTTGAGGAGCTGAAAAAGAAAAAATGACAAGCGGTTATATCACCGAATATAACGAAGCCATTCGGACTAAAAAAGTGCGAGTCGGTAAGTGGATAAAGAAAATATACTCGTTAATTTGTGAAAAAATCGAGTCAAATGAATACTTTTTTGATGCTGAAAAGGCGGAAAAAGCCATTGAGTATATTGAAAACTTCTGCCATCACAGCAAGGGCAGAAACGACCTCATTACACTCGAACAGTGGCAAAAAGCGGCGGTCAGTGCAATGTTCGGCATCGTCGATGAAAACGGTGTACGCATCTTTCGAGAAGTGTTTATCGTTATTGCGAGAAAAAACGGTAAATCGCTTTTCGCTTCGGCAATAATCAGCTACATGGCTTACATCGAGGACGAATACGGACAGGAAATCTACTGCCTTGCTCCGAAGCTCGAACAGGCGAATCTTGTCTATGACGGGTTCTATCAGATGATCCAGCTTGAACCGGAGCTCGCCGAGCTTGCAAAGAAGCGACGGAGCGACATTTACATTTCCGAAAGCAATACCGTGATCAAGCCAATCGCTTTTAACGCGAAGAAAAGCGACGGATTTAATCCGCAGCTTGTTGTCTGCGACGAGCTTGCGGCCTGGCAAGGCGACGCCGGATTGAAGCAATACGAAGTAATGAAATCCGCCCTCGGAAGCAGAACACAACCGATGATTCTCTCTATTTCAACCGCCGGATATGTTAATGACAGTATATATGACGAGCTGATGAAGCGTTCAACCGCATTTCTTCTCGGAAACAGCAACGAAAAGAGGCTTCTGCCGTTGCTTTACATGATCGACGACGTTGAAAAATGGAGCGACTTTGAAGAGTTGAAGAAAAGCAATCCAAACCTTGGTGTCAGCGTCTCGGAGGATTTCTACCTCGAAGAAATAGCCATTGCAGAGCAATCTCTTAGTAAAAAGACTGAATTCTTAACGAAATATTGCAACATAAAGCAGAACAGCTCTGTTGCGTGGCTTCCATATGAAGTTATCGACGCTTTGACGGGTGAAAAGCTGGATCTGAACGACTTCAGAGAATGTTATTGCGTCGGCGGAATCGACCTTTCTCAAACAACAGACTTAACGGCTTGCTGCATCATCATTGAAAAAGACGGTAGACTGTATGTTTTTGCACAATTTTTTATGCCGAGAAACAAGATTGATGAGCTTCAAGAGCGCGAAGGTGTTCCGTATAGAATCTATGAAAAACAGGGTTTAATCAAGCTCTCAGGCGATAATTACGTCGATTATAACGATTGTTTTAAGTGGTTTGTAAGGCTTGTCGAAGAATATCACATTTACCCACTGCAGATAGGCTACGACCGCTATTCTGCGCAGTACCTCATCCAGCAGATGAAAGCCTACGGCTTCCACATGGACGACGTCTATCAAGGCGAAAATCTTACACCGGTTATCTATGAAGCTGAGGGCTTGATGCGTGACGGTAAACTGCGAATTGGCGACAATAACCTGCTTAAAGCGCATCTGTTAAACACAGCTCTAAAAGTAAATTCGGAAAGTCGCAGAGTTCGCATTATTAAAATTGAACAGCGCTGTCACATTGACGGCTGCGCGGCTTTACTTGACACATTAACTGTCCGGCAAAAGTGGTTTGAAGTCATTGGAGAACAGCTCAAAAATGCGGCATAAAGGAGTTTTTATGGGAATATTTGAAAAGATTTTTAAAAACAGAGAGCAAAAAGCACTGATAAAAGGCTTTTTTAAAATGCTCGACGGGTATACTCCGGTATACACGACATACGACGGCGGAGTATACGAAATGGAGCTCACCCGAGCTTGCATTCACACTTTCGCAAATCATGCATCGAAGCTCTCGCCGGACGTGTCAGGAGCGGATCTTGCAAGAATAAAGTCAATGCTTGACAATAAGCCGAATCCCTGGATGACGTCGGCACAGTTCTTGTATAAGACAGCAACAATTTACGAAGCACAGAACACCTGCTTTATCGTTCCTCTTCTTGGCTCATTTGATGAAATAATCGGATTTTATCCGGTTAATCCGAGACTGGTTGAATTTGTTGAAGTGTCGGGAAGTCCCGAGTTCTGGATTAAATTCACCTTTGGAAACGGCCAGAATGCCGCCATTGAATTTTCAAGATGCGGTGTTATCAATAAATTTTTGTATAAATCGGACATTCGAGGCGAGAACAACTCGGCGCTTGACCCCACAATGAAGCTTCTCGATATGCAGAACCAAGGTATCAGAGAAGGCATCAAGAACAATTCAAGTTTCCGATTTATGGCACAACTAAACAATTTTGTGAACACAAAAGATCTGACTGCCGAACGTAAGAGGTTTTCAAAGGAGAGCTTCTCGGGAGACTCGGGCGGCATGCTGCTCTTTCCGAGTAATTACACAAATGTTAAGCAAATTGACAGTCAGCCGAGAGTTGTTGACACTCAGCAGATGAAGGCGATTCAAGACAGGGTCTACACTTATTTCGGCTGTAATGAGGAAATCCTACAGAATAAAGCAGTTGGTGATCAGTGGTCAGCTTATTACGAAGGCAAGATCGAGCCCTTCGCGATACAACTCAGTCAAGCCATGACATCAATGGCTTACAGTGACTTGCAAATATCACGAAATAACTCTATCATGTGGAGTTCAAACAGGCTTCAATACATGACGAATGCAGAAAAGTCAGCAATGATTCAAACGTTGTTTGATCGCGGATTACTAAGCACCAACATGGGTATGGATATTTTGAACCTGCCGCACGTTGAAAACGGAGATAAGTTCTATATTCGCCGTGATTATGTGGAAATCGGCAATTTGCCGAGCGGAACGGTCGCAGCGGAAAACAATGATAAAGGAGAGATAAACGGTGACCCCAAACAGCAAAACCAAATTCAAGAATAACAGTCAGATGAGATATATGCCGATTTTTGGCGTAAATTCAGAGAACAAGCTTATTGACACGAATTACTATATCGAAGGCTATGCGGCACGTTATGAACCTTACGTCCTCTTTAATGACGGAGAGTACGATTATTACGAACAATTTGATAGAAACTGCTTCACAAATTGCGACATGACGGATGTCATTTTTCTATACGATCATGCCGGCAAAGTCCTTGCAAGACTCAGTAACGGCACGCTCGTTGTTGAGCCAAGAGACGAAGGCTTGTTCTTTGCTGCCGATCTCGGAAAGACAGAAGCCGCCCGAACGCTCTATGACGAAATATGCGCAGGCATGGTGACAAAAATGTCATGGCGGTTTGTGATCGGAGATTATGACTTTAATCCAAAAACAAAAACGTTCACGCATCATGCCGTCAAGAAAATTTACGACGTATCTGCCGTGAGCATTCCCGCGAATAACGACACTGAAATTAACGCTCGTTCTTGGGCTGACGGAGTGATCAGCTTGAGAGCACGGAGAGATGCAGAGCTTGATTTATTAAAATCCAAAATCAAAACAAAAATCAAAATTGGAGGTTAATTATGAACGAAAAAGAAAGACTCAGACAGATTGCCGAGAGACTTGCGGCAATCAACACAGAAATCGACGCAGCCGAAAGTGAAGATGCTTTGAATGCGCTCAATTCCGAGGCAGATGAGCTCATCAACGAAAGAAACACAATTACAGAAAGAATTCAGTCACGTCAGCAAATCAGAAATAAGGTTGCATCCGGTGCAATCGGAACGATTGTAGGTATTGACAATCAAATCGACGAAAAGAAGCCCGAGGAACGAGCAAAAGCCTTTATGGCTTCTAAACGCACAAGCATCGCTACAACTCAGCTCAGAGCGGCGCTTGTGAGCTCTGGTAAGTTGGCAACGCCTACGGCAGTTAGCGGAATCAATGATACCGTCGGTGCAAAGCACAGCTCAATCATCGATCTTGTAAAGATTGTTGATTGCGGCGGTATGGGATCGAACAAGGTTGCTTACATCGACACAGACGCCGATGCAGCGGCAGAACATACAGAGGGCTCAGCGGCAACCGCTAAGGAAGCAACATTCGGCTATGTCGAAATCACGCCGAAAACGCTCGCTACATATGCTCAGATTTCAGAGCAGGCGAAGAATCAGACACCTCTCCAGTACGAAGCTAAGGTTCAGGAGCAGGCCCTTATTTCGCTTCGCAAGGCGGCTGTCAAGCTTGTTATTTCCAAGCTTAAGACATCAACTCTCAACAAGA